TGTAGTGGGGATTATGTCCATCATTTATCTTGGGTTCAAAATATACCAGATTTATCGGGACAAATAGTTACATATCCAAGACACACTTATAAAGGTAATCAGATGGGTGACGAAAAGAAAAATAAAAAGAATAATAGCACGGGACTTCTTACAGGTGTCCTGAAAGCTCTAGGGATAGGCGTAAAGCCAAAACGATACTTCCCTAGCCAACAACCGCTAATTAAATACCCCAAGAAAAACTAGGAGAAGGCGATGCTGGCTGAGTTAGCTGCTGCCAATGCCGCTTTTGGAATTTTGAAACAAACCATAGCCAACGGCAGGGAACTCATGTCGGCTGGCAAAGCCATCTCTGATTTTGTAAACGCTGAGGAAGACCTAAGAAAAAAAGGTGAGAAAAAGAAGAAGTCCTTTTGGAGGAACATAGGCGGTAATGAGGGCGAAGTACTAGAAGAATTCATGGCACTAGAGGCACTCAAGGCTAAACGAGCCGAGCTAGAGCAAGCCATGATTTACTATGGTCGCCCTGGTTTATACGGGGACTGGGTAAAGTTTCAAGCAGAGGCCAGAAAAAGGCGTCAGGCAGAAATACAAAGAATAAAGAAAAGAAGGCAAGAACTAATGGAAATAGGAGCGATAGCACTCCTCACAATACTAGGAGGAGCAGTAGTTATCTACATTGCTGGTCTCTTTTATTTAACCTTCAGGAGATAACTAATGTTTAAAGCAATCGTATTTGCTTGCCTAATGAATGGCTCAGACCAGTGTTTAGAACTCTCAGACCTATGGGGACTCAAAGCTACCAAGGCTGACTGTGAGGTTCGCATATCTGAGATGAAGGCATCTGTAGAACAGGTGATGCCTCAGTACACAATAGTAGGCACTAAGTGTGAAAGAATTGGAGACCTGACATGATTGGAGTAATTCTTCAAGGCATCATGGGTGTCGCTAGTGAAGCTGTAGGTGGCTACATAGAGACCAAGAAGGCTAAGGCCAAGCAAAAGCTAGTACAGATAGAAGCTGAGACCACACTTATGGAGAAGCAGATATCTGGAGAGATAGACTGGGACATTGCAGCCCAGAAGAACTCTAGTGGCTCATGGAAAGATGAATATTTAACAATTTTGTTCAGCATCCCCCTATTGCTCTGCTTCTTACCCTTCACTGTGGAATACGTCGAGCGAGGCTTCGAGGCTCTCGCAATGACCCCTGATTGGTACAAGTACACCCTCGGAGTAATCGTAAGCGCATCCTTCGGGATCAAAGGTGCAACTAAGATGTTTGGTAAGTAATGGAAGTAGCTCACATAGAAATGATTATCCATATCCTTGTCCTAATAGGGGTATGGATTAACACAGCAATCAACATTGTTCACAGGATAAACACTAAATGAATAAACTGGTCGAACAGCTCAAACGCCATGAAGGCATGAAACTTAAACCTTATTTTTGCACACAGGGTAAATGTACTATCGGAATTGGAAGAAATCTGGACGACGTAGGTATAACCGAACAGGAAGCGGAGATGCTTCTGGAGAACGACATCAAAGAAGCAATACAACAGCTCAAGCGTCGCTTTCCGTGGACACTGGATTTAGACGAGGTACGTTTCGCAGCCCTTATCAACTTCACATTCAACGTAGGAATAGGAACAGTCTCCAAGTTCGTAAACGCAATGGCTCTGCTAAAGGACGGAAAGTACGATATGGCAGCCGATGAGTTCCTACGGTCTACCTGGGCCAAACAAGTAGGCCAGAGAGCAACCGAAGTAACAAATCAAATCCGTACAGGAGAATGGCAATGACCAAGAGAGCGTCGGAAGACCTCCTGTCTACCCTGCATGACGCAGTAGCTCAGGAGTTACTAGGCCGAGTAAGGTCAGGGGAAGCATCCCCAGCAGAACTTAGCGCAGCCATTAAGTTCCTCAAGGACAACGGTATCGAAGCCTTACCTACCATAGATAACAACATCGGTAAGCTTATGGCATCCCTACCGGACTTCGAGGAGGATACTGATGACCACCCTATCAATTAGAAAAGGTGAGAAGCTATCCACTGCTGCCGGAGCTGGCCTCACTGAAAAAGGCAGACGAAAGTACAACCGTGAGACCGGAAGTAACCTAAAGCCCCCTGCCCCTAATCCTAAGACTGAGGCAGAGAAAGGGCGTAAGAAATCATTCTGCGCCCGTATGGGTGGAATTGTAAGACGATCAAGGAATGCTGAAAGAGCTAGAGCATCAATGCGAAGGTGGAATTGCTAATGTCCCTATATGAAAACATGAATAAACGTAAGAAGGCTGGCACTAGTCGGTCTAAGAAGAACTCAACAGTTGACCCTAAGACCTACGCCAAGATGAGAGCTAAGAAGGGTGGCTTTGCTATTAAGAAGAAGTCAGAGACAGCATAATGTCCAAGAAACGCTCTAGGAAGCCCGTAGAGAGTCAAGAGGGTCTTTCTGGTGTAACCATACCCCAGACCCCTGAGATGACTCTCAGCGATCCTCTAAAGCCCATTAAACAGGACTTCAGGAAGTTCCTCTACCTAGTATGGAAAGAAATCAAGTTACCTGACCCTACCCCTGTCCAGTATGACATTGCACAGTTCCTACAGGATGGACAGACAAAGATATGCATCCAAGCCTTCCGAGGTGTAGGTAAGTCGTTCATTACGTCTGCCTATGTCCTCTGGGAGCTGCTTAGAGACCCTCAAAAGAAGATACTGGTGGTATCAGCATCAAAGAACAGAGCTGACAACTTCACCACCTTTACCCTGAACCTGGTCAATCAGATGGAAGTGCTGAAGCATCTTATACCTAAAGATAACCAGAGGCAGTCTAAGATTGAATTTGACGTAGCACCAGCAGAACCCGACCAGTCTCCCTCAGTTAAGTCTGTGGGTATCACTGGTCAGATCACTGGTACTCGTGCAGACATCGTCATTGCAGACGACGTAGAGGTACTGAATAACTCAGCTACCTCAGATATGCGAGAGAAGCTCTTAGAGCGTACTAAAGAGTTCTCAGCTATCCTGAAGCCTAAGAGAGATGCTAGGGTTATATATCTAGGTACACCTCAGACAGAAGACAGTATCTATAATAAGCTGCCGGAAACCTTTACGACTAAAATCTGGCCAGCTCTGATGCCTACGTCTGAAGAGATGGACAAGTACGGCAACGACCTAGCCCCCTTCATAAAGAAGCTTGTAGTAGACGAAGGTACATCTACAGACCCCCTACGGTTCTCTGACATGGACTTGGCAGAGCGTAAGGCTGAATATGGTAAGGCTGGCTTCTCCCTACAGTTTATGCTGAACACTCAGCTCAGTGACCTTGAGAGATACCCTCTGAAGGTACGAGACCTGATTGTCATGCATACACAGGCAGATAAAGCTCCTATGGATGTACACTGGATGCCTGACCCTGAGAAGCAGTGGAAAGACCTTCCGAACCTAGCGATGGCTGGAGACCGCTTCTACCACCCTCGGAGTACCTCTAGTGAGTTTGGAGAGTACACAGGCAGCGTCATGGCTATTGACCCTGCTGGGCGTGGTAAAGACGAAACAGGCTATGCTGTCGTTAAGATGATTAACGGCTTCCTGTATGTCAGACGCTGTGGTGGCTTTCAGGGAGGGTACGACAACCAGACCCTAACCAAGCTTGCAGAGATAGCCAAGAGCGAGAAGGTAAACTCTATTATCACTGAGGCTAACTTTGGTGACGGTATGTTTACCCAGCTCCTCAAGCCTGTCCTAAACAAGATACATCCCTGCCTCATAGAAGAGGTAAAACATAGTACCCAGAAGGAACGTCGCATCATCGATACCATAGAACCTGTGATGGCTCGGCATAAGCTCATAGTGGACTCTAGTGTTATTGAGGATGACTATAAGACAGCTCAGGGATATGACGCTGACAATAAGTACACCAAGACGCTGGTCTGGCAGATGACTAGAGTGACAACCGACAGAGGCAGCTTGAAGCATGACGATAGGTTGGACGCCCTGGCTATTGCAGTGAACTATTGGACAGAGCAGATGGCTCAAGATGAACTGAGAGGTATGGCTGATGTTCGCTCAAGGAAACTTGATGACGAACTGGACAAGTTCATGAAGGCGGCTGTGGGGAAATCTAAGTGGACTAAGGGGAACAGTTGGATCGGTAGTTACACTTAGGTAAGTCCAAAAATTGCACAAAAATCTGAAACCCCTATATCGAGTGGGATGACAGACGAACCCCCCTTATGGGGGGTCTGGGGGCGTATTTGTGGCGCAAGCCCTGCCCCCTGTCTGCCCAGCTATGGCACGGATCGGGTCACCGCCTGACCTGAAGCCCTTGCCCTGCCTAGATTTACAAGGGACTATGCATCCCTGACCCATAGCCTGACCCGAGTGCAGCTTTTTGTATTCTGTCTGTCTGTTTTTTGTTCGGTATTTTTTTCTTATCTGACCAGCTCGGAAATAACTTACATATATAAAAGAGTTTTACTTTAGCATGGAATTCATGGTATAAAATAACTAGGGGGTAATAGTACCGCCTGGAACAAAAGGAGAACAAAATCATGTTCAATTTTTTACTAAAAGCTTCGGCAATCCTGACTTATATGCTGGTCGGGTCTCATTTATTCTTTACAGAGTGGCAAGAGCCTCGGTTCATCTTCGGGGGTCTTATGAATATTCCTGAAGCTGTCGGGCTTCTCTTTATTCTGTCAGCTTGCTTTATGCTGGTTTTCTTTAGCACTCGGAAAGGGGCTTAATCATGACCAGATTTGAATTAGTACTTGAATGCATAGCAGGGGTTCTATTCATGATAACCCTGTTCGGGTCAGGCTGGTTTATTCTAGTCGCCTTTAGTTAACTCTTACATATAGAAGGGAATTAAACAGATGAATGTTTTATCTTTATTCGACGGTATGTCATGCGGTCAGCTTGCCCTGCAAAGGTCAGGCCTGAAGGTCTCAAAATACTTTGCTAGTGAAATAGACAAGTATGCTATGAGCATCACCCAGAAGAATTTTCCTGATACTGTTCAGCTCGGGGATGTTCGGGGGGTATATGCTGAAGAGGGTTATTTATTAACTACAGGCGATAATCGCGCCTATAAAATAGACCTACTTATAGGGGGGTCGCCTTGTCAGGATTTATCTATCGCATCCAGAAATAGAAAGGGGCTAGAGGGTGAAAGGTCTGGTCTGTTTTATGAATGGGTCAGGCTATGGAAAGCATTGCAGCCCCGTTATTTTTTGCTGGAAAACGTACAGATGAAGGCAGAAGACCAGCAGATAATCACTGACCTTCTAGGGGTCGAGCCTGTCTTTATCAATAGCAATCTAGTATCTGCCCAGAACAGGCCTAGACTTTACTGGACAAATATTCCGGTCGACGGATTACCAGAAGACAAGGGAATAAAGCTTGCTGATATCTTAGAAGATGGTGCGACCGATAGGGACAAAGCCCATTGCATAGATGCTAATTATTTTAAGGGTGGCAATCTTAAATCCTACTTTCAGAAGAATAGAAGACAGCTTGTCTTTTCACCCGACGGTCTTTGCCATGTAGCAGATGCCGACCTGAAGGGTCATGACCTATTACGTCGGGTCTATCATCCAGCAGGGAAAGCCCCTTGCCTTAACACTATGAATGGGGGCAATCGAGAACCAAAGACCCTTTGGGGTGATAAGGCATGGCGCAAGCTTACCCCTTTAGAATGTGAAAGATTGCAGACAGTCCCCGATAATTATTCAGCAGGGGTCAGTAATACCCAGCGATATCGAATGCTGGGCAATGGCTGGACTGTCGACGTTATCTGTCACTTGTTCAAAAACTTACAAATAGAAGGGGCTTAAAGATATGGAATATTCAGCTTACCCAGCACGGGCATATGATGAACAAGAAAGCTTAATGCTTCAGGGGCTGGAACAGCTTCTGGATTTATGGGGGATAGACCCAACTAAAGACCTAGACCCTGAACAGCCAATCGATGAAGTAATGAAAGGGGATAAATAATGTCTAATGGTTTTGTTATATATGAAGGGGCATCCAGCCTAGACCCCAAAATAGAAATAGCTGTTATTGCAATTCTCAAATCAGCTAATGGTAAAACTGGAAATATGATCCAGACCTATATTTTGGTTAAAGATACAGACCCCAGATTTGCAAATAAATCAGGATTAGATTTTGCTATCTGTGGCGACTGTATTCATAGGGGCAAGCCCTCAAATAACCCAGATAAAAAACTGGCTGAAGGTCGGACGTGTTATGTCAATATCGGGCAGGGTGTTTTGATTGTTTGGAAACAATACCAGAAAGGGGCTTATCCATATCTGTCAGGACATGAAGATATAGCCCAGCTCGGGTCAGGACAGATAGTCAGGCTCGGGACATATGGCGACCCGAGTGCAGCCCCATCTTTTATTTGGGAAAGCTTGCTATCATCCGCAAAGGGTCGGACTGGATATACTCATCAGCTCGGGGTATCTGGGGCAGATGTAAGACCTGACCTTTGCATGATATCAGCAGATACATATGAACAGGCTTTATCAGCATGGGGTCAGGGATATAGGACTTTCAGGACTGTTCCAATTTTGGAAAGTAAAGACAAGACCCTTGCCCAGATAGACCGAAAAAATGAGACCCTATGCCCAGCTTCAGAAGAGGCAGGATATCGGGTGACCTGTAAAGATTGCAAGCTCTGTTCAGGGTCAGGGATAAAGGCAAAAAATATTGTGATACCCATGCATGACACTAAATCGGTATCTGCAAAACGTCGGCAAAATTTACAGATAAAGGGGGCTTAATTATGAGCATGACTAAAAGCAAAAACTTCAAGACAGTTAAACACTATTCCCATTTAGTCAGCCATCATGTAGGTCGAAAAATTTTCATCCAATATGACCCGACCTTTGCCCCTCATAGCTGGGGAATTGAAATAGATGGTTATACAATGTTCAACCAAAATTTAACCAGCTCGGAATTGATATTCTATCTTCGGGGAATTTTACAGGGTGCAGATTTTCTGAAGGGGTATAGATTATGAGAGACCTTTTTAATGATATCATTACATGGATTATCTTGATTATAATATATCTGATAATCTGGGCATCCAGACAGACCCAGCAATAAAATCAGAAAGCCCCCGAGATTTTCGGGGGTTTTCTTTTGATTTTTTTTGTGGCCCAGGCTATTTTACTATCATTGTTACCGCCACGTTTTATATAAGAGACTACTTTTTTTCCGTAATCCCTTGACTTATGCATATGCCGTCCCCATATTGACATTATAAGAATAAAACATTACACCAATGTTCTGTTTTTGTTCTAACATGAGAGGTACTGAATGCAAGAAGAATATTTTGTACTAAAAGTGGGCAACTCGTTCTGCCTTGAAATCCTTACATATGGGGTGTATATTCGCATCGGTGGATTCGAAAAATTCATCGATAGATAACATCCTCAGAGAGGAACGTAACATGACTAAAGCAATAGATACAAAGGGGGTGCTAGAACAGTTTTATACGCTGTATCCTGCGATGCCATTGACATACATATTGACCTTCTTATGGGTAGCGGAAAACGAGGGACGCCATCAGTACGACCTCGAGCAATACTTAGGACTATCCAATGCAACAGCGTCAAGATGTATAAAATGGTGGGGCAGATGGAAGGACAAGAAAAAGCAAACTGCTGGCTTGGAATTCATCGAGTCCTACCCTGACCCAGTCGATGAGCGTTACAGGGTTGTTAAGTTAACTAAATCAGGAAAAGGTTTTTATGAGAGACTATTCAAAAGCGAATAAGCATGGGCTGAATTACCCAGAAGCGAGGAGCTTCCTGCTCTTCGCAGCAGGGGAGGCAGAGTGGGAAGGTGATGATTTGTTGGCTGAACGCTTACGGATACAAGCGGCTCACTATGTTGCAACCTATCCGGAAGCGGATGGAGAATATGCAGTGCAATGTACATCACCTCATTTTGATAATAAGTATTGGCAAGAGTGGAGACACAAGAATGGCGAGACAGCGTGGGAAGACATGGCAAGGCGACGTAAAAACATCAACAAAGCGTTACAGAAAGAGTTTTACCAGCAAGCAGGATGCTGAACTCTGGGAAGCTTCAGTTAAGCTTGCAATTGCCCGTGGTGAGCCTATCAGCTCTGAGGGTATATCACCCAGTGCTGAGAGCTTCACACAGTACTACAGGCGAGTACACAGCGTTCTATGGGGTGATACCCAGCATGGCATGAAGGTCATCAGTCAGCTTGACGAGATTGCCTCTATCATCAAGGACTGTCCTGTATCTCAGATTACAGACCAGCATATAGAGGACATTGTTACCGCCCTAAAACAGCGTCGCAATGCTGATGCCACCATCAATCGTAAGATGGCTGCCCTGTCCAAAGTACTCTCACAGGCCAAGAAGACAAAGGTTCTGGTAGATAAGCCTGACATCCCTCGTCTGAAGGAAGGTCGGGGACGACTTCGCTTCTTATCTAAAGAGGAAGAGACCCGACTGCTGGACAAGCTTGGATACCTGAGACCAGAGTTTGCAGACTTCACTGCATTCCTGATTGATACAGGCTTCCGGTTTGGTGAGGCACTCAAGTTCACTTGGAATGACTACCATGATGGCAAGGTGACCCTATGGCACACCAAGAGCAACACACCTCGCACCGTACCGCTTACCCAGCGTTGCCGTGAGATACTTGAGCGTTGCCCTAGGGATAACCAGCAGCCCTTCAGCCACATCAACCGTAACACCTACCGCACAGTCTTTGAGAAGGCCAGAGCAATGGCTGGGCTGGGTGAGGATGTGATACCCCATGTGATGCGTCATACTTGTGCATCACGACTAGTTCAGTCGGGGGTAGATATCCGTAGAGTCCAGGTTTGGCTGGGACACAGCACTATCGCAATGACCATGAGATATAGCCATCTAGCACCTGATGATCTGGATGTATGTCTTGAAGCTTTAGAAGGATAAATAAAGAATGCCTAAAGTAACCATTAGATTTGTATATGAACAAGACTATGAGATACCTAAGATGGGCTGTTTCCAGCTTGGGGACTGTCTAGTTATGGGAGGTGAAATCATACATTATGAAGCAAAACCGTATGCTGGCGACCAAGAGGAATTTGAAACAGTATCGGTGGTAGGTAACATATTTGATAAGCCATTAGGTAAAATGAGATATGTATCTAACCTGTATAATTTTCACCAAGAGAACGAGATGGAAAACGATTGGATTGTTGCAGAAGAAAATGAAGAATGATAGTGTGACACAACTTGTGACATCTTGTGCCATATGTGGCACAGCTCGATGGGGGCATGGTGAAATTGGTAAACACACAAGACTTAAAATCTTGCGGCTGAATAAGCCTTCCCGGTTCAAGTCCGGGTGTCCCCACCATTTACACAAGAGTCTTAAAATCCCTATAGACTC